GTGTCAGTTACTTCAATACCCTAAGGGAAAGAAAAAGGATGATTCAGGAGATACTCTATTCGACCAACTTCGCCAACACGCTATAGACTCAAAGAAACCTAAGAATTTTTTTCATGGATTTGGAAATCGTAATAATACGGCAAGGCGGCGAATACCAGCACGCCGCACCTTTTTTTAAAGGAGAGTAAATGTCAATAAGGTATAATATGAAAAAAGTGAAGAATGTTCCAAAAGATATTTGTAATTGGTGTTCTAAAATAGATGAGATATTTACTTTTAATGTAAATGGAGAAATAAAAAATATTTGTGACGAGTGTTGGAGGAAAGAATTTGTGGAGATAAAGAAAAAAGCAATGTTTATGAATTAACGAGGCTTTGGATAAAAGACGGAACGCCTAAAAACACAGAAAGCTATTTGATAGGTAATTCAATTAAACTCCTGGACAAAGAAATAATAGTTTCATTTGCAGAAATACAACAAGGACATAGTGGAACCGTTTATCAAGCTACTAATTTCTTTTATTGTGGATTAAGCGCAAAGTTTAAAGATCCAAAAGTAAAAGGACTTGAACACCAACATCACGCAACTTATGCAAATAGAATGACGATGCAACAGGTTAAAGATAAGTATGGAGCCGAAAATGTGTATTATGCAGAAAGACCAAGAAAACACCGATATATATTTTTTAACGCAAAAGGAAGAAGAAAAAAAGAACTTTTAGAAATGCTAAAATATGAAGTTTTACCTTATCCAAAAAGTTCATTAATAGTAGACATGTAGCAATTACACATAACGTCCTGCCACTTGGTGCGGTTGGGGCTAAATAAGCCTAATAATTAAATTCAAAAACAATCTTTATGACACAAAATAATAATCAAATTAAACCTATTGCCAAATCGCTCCAAATGGCTGTTATAGATAGCGCGGATATTCAGGAAATTACTTTTAAAATGGTTTTTTCTGTTCCTGATGGATATTCTTGTTTTACTGAAAAATCACAAGATAAATTCACATCAAAAATTAAAGAAAATCTTAATTTAATTGAAAGCGGAATTGGATTTGGATGTTTCGGAATTAAAATAGAAGTTGATAATATCAATGACATTGAATTTCAAAAAAACATTATAAATGAAATAGCATTGTCAACTCTAAAATTAGAAAAAATAAAGAAACCTAAACCTCCAAGAAAACAAGATGTTTATTCAGTTGTTTTTGATTTATCAGGAACAGAAGGTTTTGGATTGAAAACGATACTTCTAAAACAGGTTATTTATTCAGATGATAGATTATTCCAATCATTGATTTTAAAAGGAACTTGTTTAAATGGAAGGAATATTATAAACAAAATAGAAAATGATTCTGAATTGAACAAAATAGTACACGATATGGTAATGTTTCTGGATTCCTTATCCCAACCTCGCCAAGTGGCAAAGCGTTAGTGGCAACCGCCTAGTTTTGTGGTTAATCTTCGTCTTTATCCCATTCTTCATCAGAAAGGTTCATTTCTACTTTTAAGTCATCTAGTTCAGTTTCTAACCTTCTGTTTTTATTATAAATTTCAGTGCTGTAATCGTCAATTTCTAAATCACCCTCCATAATTGAATCAATTTTCTTTTCTAATTTTTTATAGAAATTTACTTTTGCTCTTAATTTTATCAGTTTAATTTGATTTTCATTCATCATAATCGTTAAGTTTTACGTGGTATGCCACTAACAATCGCTACATTTCAGCTTTTGCATTCGGCAATGGGTTAATATTGTTTTGTATTTGTAGTTATTTTTCTTCATCCGAAGAACATCGCTTGTTTACCCCAAGCCGAAAGTGTAGCGATGGGCGTTATGCGTCAGCTTGCGTAAGTCACATCAGAATTTATAAAATCAATTAATTTCTTCTTTGCTTCTTGATTAAAAGTTGCCATAAATTGATTGCAGTTCAATGCTTTTTGTATAATTTCACTTGGAAACCATTCTATTGAAATAGAACCGTCAGCCATTTTATGAATAACTATTTCGGTTGCTTCCTCTTTTGTTTCTCCATCAATTGCGGATAAATGAATTTGAGGTAAATCTGTTCTTTCGTTTGTGTTTAAGTCCATAATTTTAAGAATAAAAGCCGAACGCATAACAGCGGTTTTGCGAGATTTTCGGCTCTGGGTTTAATTTAATTTTTAGTTTGTACTTTTTATGTTTTAGGCTTAACTGAAAGTTCAAGGCTTACCACTCCGAAAATCCTCGCAAAGCCACGATACGTTATCCATCCAATCTCCACCGATTATTAAATTGGGTTAAACTTTCTTTTTTTGGGTTCCAGTCTTCGTTTAGTTTTGAAGCCTTGGTAATAAATTGGTTTTGGTACACAGCTTTTTTTATGAACTCAGCTTTCTCGTTGTCGTACAATAAAACGAGTTCGGAACCGGAAGGTTTTTCGCCAATGAGTTTAATGGTGTCATACACTTCCTCGTAGTTTACCCCTATGGATTTGGCTATGTCGTGTATGGTTTTTAATTGAGTCATTAGGCTACTTTTTTCAATTCTTTTTTCTTGAAATGCTGGCGTTCGTTGGGAACAAAAATTTGTTTATAAGCCACCACGTTTTCCAAATATAAATTTGTAGTGCCTTTATTAGTAAAGAATGGCCCATTGAGAATCTGGTCGGCATAGATGTAATAAATTCGGTTTTGTTTGATGTGGCGTGGCGTATCTTTCAGATCGTCTATTGAAGCTTCGCGCAGCACAAGGTCGAACAGGAATTCATTGGTCACTACATTGGGCATTGGAACAATCACGCCAATCATTCCCATTTGAATTTGCCAATAGATTTCGGCAAAATAACTGTGTGAAAATAACGTGTGTGGCCCTTGGAACGCTCCTGTTTTTAAATCTCTGTAAAAAACGGTCACGTTGTCCTTTACGCCTTGTTTTCCTTGCGGATTGTAGATTTCTCCAGTGAATAAATCTTCCTTTGTGGCTCTCCTGAGTGCTGTGCGAACTTCTAATAGTTTCATAAGGCTATACTTTTAGTTGTCTGAATCTTACGTGTGCCTGTCTTTTTGTGTAATCCATCGCCACTTCCGAAAATCCACCGTCCTCAATAATTAGAAGGAATGCGGCGCAGGCTCTTTCTAGTTCGAGATAGTCTTTGCATCTGGCAAAAATTGTCCTTATTTCGTTGAGGGTGTACATACTATATGATTTTGATCCTGTTGAACAATCTTCTCAATAAATAGCTTCTCAAAAATGAAATCATAAAAAATACTATTGTAATTTTTAGATTGGTACTGTGACTTATGATTATTCCAAACATTGGAAAAACATAAAGTTGAATGGCAAAACTGGATAATAATCCCAGTATCGTATTGGCAATGCTCTCTAATACCGAGAGCTTTTTCGTTTGCTTTTGCATTATACAGCTTCTGCAATTCGCCATCCTTGAATGGTATTGAACACCATTGTTTTGCCGTCCTTTACGGTTTCTTTACCACGGAGGTTGATGTCTATCTTGACTTTTTGCCCGGGTTGGAACTTGTCGAGTTCCTCACATTTTCCCTGGATAAACTGGATGGACAATGTTTGCGGATACTGCTCGTCGGTAGTGACGATAAGGTCACGGATTTTGAAGTCTTGATTGGCACCTACTGTTTTTGTGGCTTCTACTCTTTTGATTTGTGCTGTTAATTCCATTTTTAAAATTTGTTTATTGATTAATTAATTGTTTCTATTATTTCAATTCTTCTTAAAATACTTGCTCCTGTACTCGCTAAATCTTTTCTTCTTATTTTCCCTTCACAAATAATTATTATTTCTGGATGAATCAAGAATCGCTTCTTTTGAGGTTTTTCAACAATAATTCCTTCTACTGATCCTATTATTAATGATAATAAATCAGACTCACGGCGTAAATCATCTATTATAATAACCTTTGTATTCTCATTACAATTTCTAAAAGCCCAAGGACTTGTTATATCCAAAGCTGGTAAAAATGTTTTTTCTTCGTCTTTAACACTGCAAACCATTGCTCTTGCTATAGATGTTTTTCCTGACCTATCTTTTCCTATAATTACTTTAATCTTTTTCATTTTATATCTATTTTAATTAATTATTCTTCTTCAAAAATTTCATTCTCATTACTGTATTCCTTCACGTTTTCGGCACGTTTGGCAACTTCCGGAGTGGCGATGGTTCTGATGTAGAAAACTTCTTCCGTTTTGTTGTTAATCTTTTGGACTATTCTTCCTGCTGAATTATGTAAATCCTTTGGATTCAAAACATAATCATTCAATTGGCAATAGGCTTTCATTGCTTTTTTGAATTTGTTGGTGGTCCATTTCCCAAGTTTTGTGGCTTTCATAAAATCGTCGAATGCCATTTCTTTGGAGAAATAATTGTCTAAATATTGAGAGTACAAAACTTTAGTGTCATCGATTTCTTCTTTTGCAAAGAACCCTTCTGCCCATCCTTCGAATGCATCACCCATTTCGGCACGAAGGCTACGTTTGGTCACGTTGTCCATTGGCGGACTGATTTTCTTGGGATGCGAAAGAAAGAACTGCACACATTGGGCACAGAAATTATAGTAATCATTCCATTCCGCTTCCGTGAAACCCGTGAAAAGGTTTCGACCCTCGAAATCACTGGCGATGTTGCGGGATTCCTTGTACTCGTCGTTGTTGTTTTCGTGATAATAATCAGAGAAACTCGTAAACAACAACCTTCTGGAAGTACTTGGCCCATCATCACGAAGCGTAAAGTTGGACGTGATCAAGAACTTGGGCGAATCCTTGAAAGCAATTTCATAAGGTTGGCCATTTTTGGGATTCACTTTCAACGAACCCGTGATTTCCGAATAGAAAAAAGCAAAATCCAAGTATTGGTTGGCATCATCTATCAGGATAAAATCAGTGTCTTCGGTTACGCCGTGGTAGATGAAATCATTCTTGGTCACGTTCGCATCACGGCCTTTAATATAAAATCTACGTTTGCGAATGTTGTCCAACGAACCTAGTCCAATAGACTTTCCGGAACCACCGTGACTTTCTCCGGTTTCGGATATTTTGTTGTCCATTGCGAACACGCACCACGGTTTTGACTCGTCCTTGTAATTGTGCAGCAAGTAGCCAATGCAATATATTTTGTTGATGATGTGCAGTTTTTGCTCATAAATTTCATCTTCCGATAAATTGGCACCGGCAATGTTGAAACGGTTGTTGTTGAAATACTCTTCGGCTTCCTTGGCTGGACGATTCTCGAAAGCTTCTTCGAGTTCTTTGCGCCAATGTACGCGGCTGGCATTGATCAAGAAATTGAAATAAGGATTGTCTGTTTTCAAGATGTCAATGTCCATATTTCCGTCAGGGTCAGTGCTTATTTTGAATTGTGGGTCTTGTTTCTTGAAATTAAAATCGATGATTTTATCTTCCCAAACATACTTTTCGACTTCGCCTTGCTTATATTCAGTGATTTCAGTAGATGTAATTTTCACTACTTTTTTAGTGAAAAACAAATATTGGGTGTGTTTGTCCGCTGCCGAAAAATCTACTTTCAATCCTGGTAATTTAGACAAAGAACGCTCGCTCAATTTTGGGCTGTTATAGACATAATCTCTTAAGTCTGGATGCATTTGTCGTTCTTCGAGAAAAGCGTGAACGTAGTTCTCGATTTCGTACGGACGCAACACTTTGACGATGGAACCTTCCTTGCGAACATACAGGAAACCTTCCTTTAGGTTTTCGTCTTCGTAACGCCCAAAACCCATATTGGCCAAGAAATGATACAAACGTGTATTGGATAGGTTGTAATTGGTTTTTCCTTTAGTAAACCATTCTGTCCAGAACTGCATCGGCAAAGCGTTATGGATAAGTTTGTCCAAGCCATTGGTAAACGTGTTCGGGTTTTCAGAACGGTAGAATTTCTCCACATAATCCTTGAAATCTTTACACGGATTATTGCGTTTGTCCTTGTAGTTTTTCAACTTCTCCGGCAACCAAAGTAGTTTGATGTCAAGGAATTTCAATCCCATTGCAATGGCTTGTTTTACGCCAGTACTATCCAAGTCGGCAACATAATAAATGTCTTTTGCCCACATTTTTAGTTTCTTGTATTCGTCCCAATCCAAATGCTCACTTTCAGAGTTGAACCAAATTGGATGTTTATCGAATGACCATAGGTTAATACCGTCAGAACCGCCGCTGATGATGAATACAGCATCCAATCTAGGATCTTTCTTTTTCTCGATTTTTGTTTCATCGTCTCCGTTATCTGATACATCATTAATAGAATAATCGTTGGCTTCTTCGTCCTGTTTTGCTTTGTTTTGGTCGAAAGCTTTCTTCACTAAATCCATCCCAAATGCGTGACGATTTGGTTTTTCGCCAGCATATCGAAAACGGTATTGTTTTTCGAAAGAATTGGGTTGGTAAATCTTTTGCCAATTGCCAAAGTCGAAAACAAGTATTGGATATTCCTCTGTAGCCGTTGTAACAATCGTTTCGTTTTCCTTGCAATAGCCAAAGGATTTGCAGGATTTCAATTTGAAATCTTCGCAATGTTTATTGTTTACACGTGGTCCAATAATTGCCAATTCCTTTGGAGATAATTCCTTGTTGTAAACGAAATGATAGGTACCCTTAGTTTCATTTGGTAAAAGAGATCGTTTCTCGATTTTAGGTTTGTAAACTTCCATCACGGCACCTTCCACACGGTAACGAGCACCGAGAATGGCACAGGCTTCTCCATACGATTTGCTTTCTTCCAAGGCGCAAACCATAATTCCGTTGCGGGAAACTTGATCACCACCAAAGTCGGTAACCACCCAAATTCCATTGTCCAACTTTTTTAAGGAAGCGGATGCCGTTTTTTCGGATTCCCGCAATTTGAATTGGCGAGCCGTTCTGTCAATAACTCTAAGCGCATTAGGATAATAATGGGTAATGATTTCGAGACCGCCATTTGTGGCATCAAAAATATCAGTGTCTTTTACGTAACTCATTATGCCTCGGTGTGATTTGGAGTTAGTATTTCGGCATCGTTAACTTCAATATCCATTATAGATTTGGGTGGTTTTGGCATTTGGGCAAAACATTTGTCAAAGCCTTTTGTTCCTTCCAAGAAAGCTTCCAAAGACATTCCGTATTTATATACTGAATTACTAAATTCTTGATGCGCTTTCGTATGTTGCAAAATGGCTAGTTCCATACGAAGCGGAGCTGCTTTGGAATCAATTTCCTTTTCGGTGAAATGACCTGAGCGCTCAATACTTTCTATTTGTTCCTGGAGTAATTCGATTTGCGGAGTGATGGTATCGGTTGACATATATTTTTGGGTGTTAAGTTTTAGTTTGTTTTTTGATGCTTGAATACGGTTTAAAGAACTCTTGTTTTCAAATCATCTATTTTATTTTGAATCATTGAATTATGTTCTTTAATATTTATGGGGATAATGGTTATATCGCTGCAAGATTTTGCGCTTGAAACAGCTTTTTGTTTTGTATAAACTCCTGCTCTGTGCCTAAAATCAGTATATCCACAAGAATTAGGTCTGTAATAGCTTCCTTTTCGTATGTAGCAATAAACAATAGATTCATCATTTAGAATTTTATCTAATTCAATAATTCTAATCTTTTCTTTTTGAATGTTTTCAATTTCCCATAAAGCCAACTCTTTATCTTCAAAAAGATATTTGTCTGCTCTTTTACATCTTCTAATGGGGATGTTTAAAAAAGTAAGAGGCCCATCGGTTAAACTTAAATCTTCATTCTTTGCTTTACTGTAGATTTTGCTTTTTGCTTCTCCACGAGTTTTTCCATAATGGATAATTCCGCTTAAATGATAAGGGTCATAAATTCTAAATAAATTCAATTCCCAAGCTTTTTGTATTAATTGATAGCTCATTATTTCTTTTTTAAAGTGAATTTTAGATTAAAAAACCACCCACTAGGAGTGGTTTGTCGTATGTGTGCACATACAGGATTGGTAAGAACGTAGCTCCAGTTTTACAATTGGATAAGATTTAACAAATAGGCAATCTTCGTCACTTCTTGCCGGGTCTGTACTCCTAATTTGTTGTATAAAATGCGATGTGCTTTATGAAAAGAACCTGCTTTGATATTCATTTCATAGATAATAGTTTCGATGGTTTTGGAAGTAGAAAGCAGCTGCATCAATTGAATGTCTCCAGAAGATAATTGCTCGTTGTTATAAGCGGGAAGTTTGCAAAGGATACCTTCGCTTTTGCAGTTGCCGTGAAGCGGACAGCCCCAATATTCTCCTTCCTGCAGTTGGCCATCTTTGATGTCGCCCACGAAATCCAACCCACCAAAACGGCAACGGGCGAATTGCTCCACGCGTTTCAGTTTAGATACTGGGTGCATATCGTGCAATTCCAGATTGATATTGATGTCGGCGTGAATGGCGGCATCCAGCACTTTGAGAACATCAAATGAAATTTGGCTAAACGGCAATACTTTTCCGTGTTGGATAAACTTGGTTTCTTTATCCGAAATAAAAAACTCGATTGAAGAATCTCCCATTCCGGGAAACATTCTGTTAGTGGCAAATTGTGTCATGGGGTTTTTGTTTTAAGCGGTTAATTTTTTGAGACGTTCTTGAAGTTTTTTATTTTCTAATGCCACTTCGACCATAGCATTAAGAACATCAAGGCGATCACTTGAATTATTTTTTACATTACGAATTGTTCCTTTGGAAACTTTAGAGCCAGCAGGAAGTTTTACCAAAACTTTATCCACATATTCAGTAGGTAAAAATTCGGTAATTATTTTCCTAGCCTTGGCGATGTGTATCTGCATATCTTTTTGCATTGTTATTTATTATTATATTTGTCACAGGATTATTATTTCGAAACAAAAATAACCAAAACATTTCTTTTAAAGACACATTTTGTCTAAAATGTTTCTTTTGAATCAATATTTATAACCAGTCTAAATTATGATGTATTACGAAAAGTTATCTCTATTTTTTAAAACCAAGAAAGTTTCAGGGGCTGAAATTGGACGTAAATTAGGCTATTCAACGTCTTCAATAAGTAAGTTTTTAAGCGGAAACAGTGCCATTGATTCCAGTTTCATTCTTCTGTTGGTCAAAGAATTTCCCGACATTGATTTGCAATACATTTTTTCGGAAGAAGAAGAAAATAATAGTGTTGCAGAGCCACAATCCTTTTATGGTTTGACTGACGAAAAAGTTATAAAAGAATTGGAAATTATAGAAAAGAAAGTCGCCAATGTGCGAGAGTATTTGGCGCAAAAAAGCAAATAGAATGAAAGGTACTACCCACAAACTACCCAATGAAATATGAAAACCCAGCATTTAAAGGCTTTAAGTATGTTTGAAAAAACCCTGTCTCGGTCACAAAACAGGAATTTAAAAGGCGTGAGCGTTACATCAAAATGGTGTAATGCTCACGCCTTAGGCGATTTTAGGGCATTCCTTAATTTTATGAATTATGGCTACAGGGTTAAAAAATTACGTTCACTACCCAATAAACTACCCAATGAATTTTAGTGGGGAGTTAACAGCGAAAGTGGTAATCAAAAAAGATTACGTTCGCGCAAATAAAACTTGTGCTTTATATCTTCAAGTGTTTATAATGGGAAAAAGAAAAAAATTTCCATTGTATATTTCGGCAAGGATTCAAGATTTTGACCAAGAAAAACAACGCATAAAACCAAAGGTTGATTTTGCAAAGGATTATAATTTGATTATTGAAAAAGCGTTGGCCAACATCAATAAAATAGAAATTTCCTATCGATTAGCTGGCGAAGTTTTGACAATAGAAAAATTAATTAAAGAGTATGAAAATCCAACTTCAAGAATTGATTTTATCAAGTTTTGGGAATTGGAAATGGAAAATCAAAAATTGATTAAAGACGGAGCTACTTATGACCAACAAATGAGTTCGCTTCGAAAAGTGAAAAAATATAAATCATCGATTTTGTTTTATGAGATTACACCTAGTTTTTTTGAAATGATGATTTATCATTTTAAGAGTGTTGAAAAAAACGAACCGCATACACTTCAAACCTTGACTAAAAATTTCAAGAAATATTTACACATTGCCAATGATTTAGGCATTGTAACTCCTTTGAATTACAAAGACATCAAATCCAAGAAATGTGTCAGCAATAGAACGTTCCTGAATTCAGACGAGATTTATAAGTTATTTGAATATTATTCGACCAGTTTTATAAATCCAACATTGAAAAACATTTTAGCTCGGTTTTTATTTTCCTGTTTTACCGGATTGCGGATATCCGATGTCCAGGAAATTGGAATCGACAATCTTATAACAAATATTCTAGTGTTTTTTTCAAAGAAAACAGGAAAACTTCAACGAATCCAATTGTCAAATTCTGCACTTAAATTTATTGGAACCGACCAATTGTTTTATGGAGAATATACTGACCAGCATATTAACCGGGAATTAAAAAATATCGCCAAAGCTTGCGGGATTACAAAAAAAGTGACCTTTCACGTGGCACGACATTCTTTTGCCACAAATTTCTTGATTTGTGGAGGAAGGGTGGAAATCTTGCAAAAGCTTCTTGGTCATAGCCAAATTAGGGAAACGATGGATTATGTCCATATTGTGGAAAGCATTACCGACCAGCAGATCAATAACCTTGATGATATTCTAACAAAAAAGCCACTTGACTAGTGGCTTTTTTTATTTACTTCAACGCTTCCGTGGTTATCTCGACCGTGAATTGCTCGGGTTTATCTTCGGTTTTGTTGATGGTTTTGATGATGTGAAACCTTTTGTACATAAATATTTTTGTTTTGGCTTTCAAATCCCTGATTTCTTCCTGCCAAGCCTTGAATGTGGAACGGAATCCTTGTGAAAAGATTCTGAAATCGAACCATTTTAACCAGTATTGAAGATGAACAGCAGGGATTTCGTACTCGTCTATCGGCTGTGCCAAATTGTTTCCATTATAAAGTCCATCGTATTTCACGAGATAGACTTTGGAATTATTGTTTTCGAAAGCGTAAGCCGATTGAGCCGTAGTTCTGGAAAGCAACGGCAATGGTAGCCCATTTATTTCGATGGTAGTGGTTTTGTCGTCGGTGACATAATTTGAATTGACGAAACCTTGATTGTCGTGGAAGACGGG